CTTCAAGTTCTTTTATTCTATTTTTTAAATCAACCGTTGCGTCATTAGCAAAATCAAACTCTTTAGCAAGATAGTTATTTGCCTCTGCGTATAAACTAGTAAACTTTGTCGCTTTTTCAGTAGCTTCCGCACCGTCATCAGTAGACTTAGTTGCTGCCTTTTGAGCATCAGAATTAGTCTTAACAGCTTCAGTATTTGTACCTAGTATACTATTCAATTCAGAAATGGTTGCAGCTAATAACGCTTGTTTTTCTTGGTACTCACCCGTAGTAATAGCACCGGATTGAAACTGTCTATTAAGCTGGTCAAGTTGCTGTATTGCAACCTCGCGTTGCTGATTAAGTTCTGCAAAAGTGGCATTGTCAATCTGACTTATTCGCGTCTGCTCTAACGTTAACCCGTTCAACTTTTCTTGTTCAGATATAAGTCGAGCAAGGATTTCTGCTTTCTCAATACTACCTAAGTTTTCGTTTCTTAATTCTAGCTCAAAATCTGCTATTGCACGAGTAGATTTATCAATTGCAACCGCTAAGTTTGCTTGCTCTGCTGTTACCTGAGTAGAAGCTTCAGCCGATGTTTTAAGGGCCGCATTAGTTCTATCTAGTTCACCTTGAAGAAAGGATTGCTTTGACGCAAACGCTTCCGTGCTAATAGCACCTGCCTCCTGTTGTAAAACCAAACTAGCCATTTCAGCGAGCAGTGCTTGTACGGATTGAGTTTGTATTTCTTGTGCTGCGTTTGTGCGTGTTAACGCTTCTGATTGCTGATTGTAAAGGGTAGTAACACCTTCTATTTCTGAGATTAATTGTTTTGCTGTTATCGCGCCAGCTAAGTATTCAGCATTTAAGTTTGCAACGTTTAGTGCTAACCGTTCAGTAATTGATAATTCAACTTCAGAAGCAGCATTTTTAGCAGCAGCAGCTTCCGTAACAGCAAGTTTTGCTTCTTCTTCTTTTTTTAGTTCTTCAGCGACTAATGCAGCAGCTTCAGCTTGCTTTACAGTTAAAGCTTCAGCAATTTCAACCTGTCTATTTGCTTTAATAATAGCAGCAGTTAAGTCGTTATAAACAGACTCACTTTCTTTATTATATTCGTTAAACAATAATATATCGTCAAGTTGCTTTTTTTGAGCTACTGTTAAATTACCAAGAGAAGTTTCATACTTATCAGCAGCGTCTATTAAATCCTCAAACGAACGTGAAGACGTGCCTGATAACCTGTTAAGCGAATCCACAATGTCTTCACTATCACGCACTATGTCATCTCTAGTTTGACCCATTTGTTCTCGTATGGTATCTACTAACGTGGTATCTACCTCACCACCAAATACCTCCGTAACTGCATTCTTAAACTCGGCTGCGGCCAATGCGGTAGTTTGTATTGATAAGACTATGGCATTTAGACCTGCTGTTATTGCGTTACCGAATATTACAAATCCTTCTGAGATACCAGTAAAAATAGTACTATCTGAGCCAAACGTACTAGCAAGGTTATCGAATGCACCAACTAATTCGTCAAGTTGAGATACCACGTCAGGTAACAGTTCAAACAATTGTATTAATGGTGCTTCGGATTCTTCAATACTATCTGTAAAACGTCTGACAGCAGTATCGGTTTCATCACTAAAAGCTTCACCTAAATTTTTACGCAATAGATTAAACGTATTACTTAAACGACCTACAGCACCCTCTTGTGTAGCGTATGCGCGGCTCGCTTCTATTATCTGTGCGTTACCTGCTACATAGGCATCATTTGATTGTTTTAGCGCATCTGCAAGCGTTTCAACTCGTGCAGAAAGACCGTTGAATACACCTGCTGCTTCTTGACCATCAATACCAAATCTGCGAAGTACATCGAGCGTTACTTCACCTTGCTTTTGTGCGCGACCTAGACCCTCAACGAATCCAAGTATTACTTTCTCTGCATCGACACCCAAACTTTCTATTATCTGGTCACCAGTTAATCGAGTAATCGAAGCTAAACTTTCAAGGTCATCACCACCTGTTGTTGCTGCTGAACGAATTGCTTGTGATAGTCTACTGATAGCCGTTCGTGAGGCTTCTGCACGTTGACCTGCTACTGCGAGCGTTGTACCCAAACCAACAGCAGCAGCCGTGCTTATACCTATATCCCTTGTGGCAGTTATAATCTCTTTACCGAACTTAACTATTTCTGATTCTGTCGTGGCAAAGTTGTTACCCAAAGTTACAACGGAAGACGCTAAGTTACCTATTTTACCTACGCCTTCACCACTGGTTTGCAATATTCTGGTTAGCAAGGTGGCTGCTTCATCACCTGCAATGTTAGTTGCTACACCTAGTTGGTCTGCTGCTGCCACAAGCTGTAATATTTCACCTGTTGACTTGACACCTAATTGACCTGCGACTTCAGCAAATCGTAATAATTCGCTGGTGGCAGTAGGTGTAACATCAGTTCCTAATTTAATTATCTGGTCAGCAAGTTTTTGAACTTCATCAGAGGCAATACCAGTTGTTCTTTCGATATTGACAACAGCCTGTTCAAACTTACCAAACTCTTCGACATTACCTAATGCTGCCTGCGCTGCGCCCTGTGTTGCGATTAAAACAGTGTAAGCTTGAGCTAACCTACGGGTAACTTGAGTTAACGCGTCTGTGTTGCGTACAGACTTACCACGGGCAATACTATCGGCCTCGATAGCACGTCTGCTTACACTAGCTTGTGTAGCAGTGAGTTGTAACTCTTTACGTAGCCTCTCTTCAGAACGTATGTATGTACCAGTGGTAATTCTACCTTCTGTCTTTTCCCGGTTTAATCTTTCTAGGGCTTGCTCGTATTTAACCAAGCTTGCCGTAACTTCTCTATTAGCTTGTTCCTCACGTTCTTTTGCGGCTAACGTTTCACGACTTTGACGATTTTGTTCTTCAAGTTCATCAGTAAGTTGAGCTTGGGCTTTGGCTTCTTCTTGTGCTGCGTCAGTTGAGGCACGTTGCTGAGTCGTCTGTTCACGTAAACGTCTTATGCGTTCATCATAAATATTGTTTAATCTATCAGCTTCAACGCGTGCCTTAGTAAGTTCATTAGTTAACCTTTGTTGCTCACTAGCAAACTCTTTGGTATTAACGCCAGCGTTGCGCAATGAGGCATCAAGGGTTCGAAATTCACGCTCTGCACCACGTAAGTCACCTGTTAGCTTTTTGACTTCTTGCTGCTGTCTGTTTACTGCGTTTGTTTGTTCATCAGTTGCACCTTCAGTTTTCTTTAACTGACTACGCAAATCTTTAAATTTAGTAGCAGCTTCAGCCACTTCTTGCTGCAACGAATTAACGCGTTGACTAGCTTTATCAAAACTAGCAATGGTTTCCTGTTGTATTTCAAGCCTACGCAGTTCTTTTTGTGCTTGTTCTGCTTTATCGCCTAAACCTTCTACGTCTTGCGCGGCCTTAATTAAGTTAGCACTAGCTAAGTTTTCGGCCTCAATTCGTAGGTCAACAATATCTTTATCAGCCATTACGTTCCTCAATAGTCAGGTATAAAAAAGGGCTACCAGCATAGTAACCCTTTTTGCACTACAGCAATAGTTAAATAATTATTGCTCTAAGACGACCACGAAATACTGCGATTCTGTCGTACCATCTTTTCCACCATCTGCCAGCACTTCAAAATCCATTGGTAACGCACCAAAGTCTTCAGTGATAAGCGATAACGCTTGTGCTGGTGAAAACGCAATTCTATGACAACGAACAGAAACAGCTTTCCCGCTATCCGCTTCGTTGAACCCATCGAAAAACATTTCGTATTCTACAGCAGACTTGGTAATTGTCTCAATCGAATACGAGTCTTTTGACGTATAAGTAATCTTTAATTCAGCACCTTCCACAATGCTGCTGTCAGGAGTAATAAAGATACCGTTATTACGAATTAGATAATCAGTGTTTGCAACATAAGTTGTACTAGCACCGTCATCTGTTACCGTTAAGGTTGCAGAAAAATCAGGCAAAAAGTCAAGAGGGATAAACATATCCTTATAACCTAAATGCGATTCGTCTGATATTGACGCGCTTTCTTGTGTAGTGACTAGGCCACGCAAGGCTAAAGCTGCAATACGAGGATTTATTGACAGTACGTTAATACTGGCTGTAACGTCCGTTATAGACGATTCCGATGCAATGTTACCACCGCCCGGATTTTGAAAGTTACGTTGGGTTTGTTTTTCTTCATTGATAGCAAACTGTAATGAATCTGCGTTACCAACTGCAAAAAGGCCAGCTACAGAACCAATCTCGCGTAAGTACATAGCACCACCGCCCCGGAAAGAACGGTTACGTGTTTTATTAGAAGTTGTCATTATTTTAATTCCTCATTAACAAAGCCGTGCCGTTGCATGACTTGTTTTTGTGTTGCAGTGACAAGTTCTGTGTCACCAGTTTTTTTATATTCGCCCTTGTGAATGACAGCTTTATTGAAAACAACTTCCACTTTAGGTGCGGTCTTTTTCGCTCTTGCCATTTCGATACCTATTCTATAAGTCTACGGTAATAATATATACAGTCTTCCGGTGCTGCTATCCAATTTTCACCTTCTGGTGCTTCTGGCATACCAGTACCAACCGTACCACGTTGCAAACGTACTATATCACCCATCTTTAAAACTGGCTTACGCGTGCTACCATCCCTGTTGTAAGAGATAGTATTCGGTAATAAAACAACACCTAAAGTGCTTTTTTCTACGCTCGCCTTTGTTAAGACAATGCCACCAGTACTTTTAGCCTCATTGTCTACAACTCTTATTATGACGTTATCACTCAATGGTGTTATTTCACTAAGTATACCATCTGCTTCGTCATTAATTATTAAATCTTGTGGCCTAACTATGATGCGGTGTGTCATTTAAAAAACCTCGTTATACATGATTTTACCGGAAACAATAATAAACGCGTATTGTTCACTATCCTCCGGTAATTCAAATTTAGCACGATTCAAGGTTACATTTCTAGTATTAACTGTTGCAATAGCTTTTTTAACATCACGTAATGCACTTTCCATTCTAGCAAGCAACCCTTCTCTATCGGTAACAACGTCAATAGCAATGTCAATTTGAAACTCTCTAACGTTTTTAAAATTCATTGGTTCATATTGACCTCCGCGTGGCTGAATAACAATTTCCTCGTCTTCAGGGTGCGCACCTACTGCTGGAAACGACCAACCATTAACACCGCGAGCAATATCCAAAGCGTAGTGAATTAGCCAACCGTTTAGAAAACATAAATCGTTTTCGTACTCGTTTACTATCGATACAGCTTTTAACGGGTCAATTATAAACTCTTTCCACATGTCTTCGAAATTTTTCATTTTTGCAACCTTAATACGTCAGCAAGAAACTCTTTAGTCATAAATCGTAGGCTTCTAGGTTTTACGTCTTCTCGCGTATCCAAGAATAGTTGATTAATACTACGCGAACTTAACACAGTGATACCTCTTGGTTTAGTTCTAGCCCTATTTATTATTCTTTGTAACTTTCTACTTTTTGGTGGCGTGCTAGGTGAAAGTGCTGAACGAAAAACTTCAATAGCATCTGAATTTCTGAGTGCTATACCACTTGCACCTGAGTTTCTTAAATTAGTTACCCTAAAAGCACGCTTAATGGTCTTGTAACCTTCTTTCTTGTTAACAGCAACCCTTACACCTTCATTAGTAGCTTGGAACGGATAGCGAGTTAACAGAGTGTCTCTTGTGTTAGCTCTAACAATACCTAATAAGTCTTTTGCACTTGAACGCTTTGCTGTCCTAAGATTACGCTTTACATAATTAGGCTGAAGGTTGACAAGCTTAGTTATAAATTCAACTGATAAATCTTTTGAATAAGTTAATGTTTTATTTATAGCAAGTGACGCAGCACGGTTTATAATCAGGTCGTTTCCTGTAATTTTATCAGATAACGCCCTTAGCTGACTTGCCTCAAACCTTGCCATAAAATTACCTTTCTGTGACTACAAAATAATACTTACTAGGTGTTTCTTGTCTAATTTGACCAACATAAAACACGTTATGTTCATCGTCAGTAAACTTGTCTTGATTAGAAGGTCTTGAAGGGATTAAACGCTTTTCAATATTAGCTATTACTTCATAACCAAGTAAGTTACCAACTGCGTCTTTTACTACTGCATTTTTGTTTATTATGATAGGCACGTCAATATAATCAAATCCGTCCTTATCAGTGTATGTGCATATAGTGCCAAGAGTAGAATTAACTACCCTCGACATATCTATACAAAGTTGTTTAAACGGTAACACCGTTCAGTCTCACATAAGCAGTTTCGTCACCATTCACGCGTACTTCAGTGAATGCACCAACAAGTGTATTATCGGTAGACGTGGTTGTCACAAGACCTTCACTTACGTCAAAATACGCTGCTGCACCCTGCGCAGGTGTATCTGCGGTTACTTTTGCAAATTCCCAAACGCCACGGGTTTCCCCTTCAAACAGCTCGTCTTCATCAGCACTTGTAATAGGCACGCAAAACAGCACGCCAATTAATAACGGAACGCCCGAAACGACACCGCCGGAAGGCGCGACTAGTGATAGTACACCGCCATGTTGTATCTGGTTTTTACTCATTTTAATCTACTCCAAACAAAAGGTTAACTAACTGACGCTGCTATTAAGCAGCAACACCAGTAGATTTAGCAATACCACGGTAGTCTTCGAAGCCAGCACCAAAGTCGTGGCGTGCTAGGATTGTAGTACCGTCAATATCTGTGCTTTCAACAACTTCAGTGTAAACACCTTCGTTACCCGCAAGATACGCGTATTCAATTGCTGCTATCTGACGACTCATTGCATAAAATGCTTTGTCACCGCCTGGTACAGCTTCGATACGTGGCTCAACAATCAAATCTGAAGACGCTTTAAACACGTTTACATCAGCAGTAGTGTTAGCCATGATAGTACCGTTCAAAATCTTTTGTGCTTGTGTTTCGAGCGTGCTACCAACTGCAATTGCGTTAAACTCAACGTTCAAGAAGTTCTTATCTAAAGTCTTCTGGTCACGTCCAAGTTTACGTAGTGCAGATAAACCAACATCATTAAGACCGTTCGCAGCACCTTGTAAAAGGTTACCATGAGCAAGAGTAAACAATGCAGTGTTGTCAGATAAACGATGATTAGCTGCTTTCTTAGCAATAAAGTCATAATTTAACAGTAATCCCCAAACAATATCTGACTCTAATCGTGCAGCAGCACCACCAAACATTTGCGGGAAACGCTGCAACGCTGACAAGTCATCGTTTATCATCATCTGACGTGTAAAGCCTATCTTGCGAGCATAAGTGCTGATACGGTAGCTTTCTTTGCTTTCTGAAAATTTACCGTGCTTATATTCGCCACCTTCGCCAAGTGGTAACAAACTAGGTGCATCACCCATCTGATACGTGTTCTTAGCACGAAAGTCATTAACGCTTGTTCTACGAGCAAACGCAGTAAAGGTA